GAAGATCCATGATAAGATCCTCGCTGCTATGCAACCTGAGTTCCAAGATGAGACACCAGTAAATGTCTTTGATCTTTGGGAAGGTGCTAACTTCAAGTTAAAGATCAAGAAAGTCGCAGGTTTCTGGAACTATGACAGCAGTGAGTTTGATAGTGTTAGTGCTATTAGTTCAGATGATGCTGAACTGGAAGCAATCTGGAAAAAAGAACATTCGTTAGAAGCATTTACTTCTAAGGATCAGTTCAAGTCCTATGAGGATCTTGAACGTCGTTTGAACATGGTACTTGGCATTGGTCAACGTCCTGTTACTCGTCCTTCTGTTGATGATGAAGAGTACGAACCTGTTGCAGTATCTACACCTTCTCCTGTAAAACAGGAAGCAGTAGTAGAAGATGACGATGCACTGTCATACTTTGCTAGTTTAGCAGCAGATTAATATGGGGACAGAAATGTTAGCGGTGCCAGATCTTCTGGCATCTGCTGCCCTGAATCTTAATGATGCATGGGACATGTCATGGGGAGAAGGTATTCAATTCATATTGGTACTTACTTTCTTATATTGGTTGAAGAAAAGAATGGATCTTCACTTTGCAAAGAAGCAATCCAAGATTGTTTATAGAGTAAAGGTTGTTGAAGATTCACACATCAATGTAGATCATGCTCACATCGATGAGATAGATCACAACCACATTGAAGGTGATGTCAATACCCATCAGAAAACTTGGTGAAAATATACCCTCCACATATGTGGGGGGTTTTATATTAATATGAAAAAGACAGAAGACATAGTAATGCATCCATTATGGATAGGACCAGTGATGCTTATGTTTATGGTAGTAATGATACAAACTCTTCATACCCTCACCCACTGGCGTATGGAAATAGATGCTGATGCATACTGTAGAAATAATGCTGAGTGGGTAGAAAGTAATACTAATGATGATGACTACTACTAGTCAAAATGAATAAGTCAATTCCATAAAACTGCAAAAAAAATTCGGGCAAATTTTTGCCCGAAAAAGTTGATTAGATTCTTGCTCGTTTTAATTTGCCACTAACGTAATCGTCACTCTTCTTGTAACGATTATTTTTTCTGAAGTCATCTACGAATCCTATGAAGTAATCTTCTTTGAGAACAAAGATCTCACGTTTCTTTTCATTCTCTGTAGTGTAGTGCTCCATAACAGTAATAGCTTTTGAAACTTCGTTACCATTTTTAGTAACGTAATTGCCATCAGAAAGAAGGAACTTGTGTTGACCATCGTAAAAGGTCTTGTCAACATGGGTTCCTTTTTTATATTGTCCGTAATCATATGTTTCATAGTGATGGATAGTTGAATACGGATCATCATATTCAGATTCAATTACTTTTGTTAACTCACTGTTGGATAAGGGCCAATCAAATTGTGAGTTGATAATATTATTTGATAGTAGTACTACCCAATCATACATCTCATCACCATATATTTCCTTTGCTACGTGTTCTGGTCTTTGTTTATCACCAATTTGATATAGATCAAAGAACACTGCATTCTCAAAGATATTTTTGTTCAGTTGATATCTCCTAAAGAAATTCTTAGCAACAGTAATATCTTCTTGTGTGAATGGATATCCAATAGGTTTGATTGGATATTGTATGTTTGGTACTAAAGAAAAATACATCAGTGACCTCCGTGCAGTGCTTTGTTTTTACCAAACTTGACTGTACTCTTTCTGACTGGTTTAATGTCTTCTCTGTACACGAGTTTGAGTTCTTTGAATGATAATCTTAGTTCAGTTGCAACTGGATAACCATCTCTTGTTACCACATACTGTCCATCAGTAGTGTAGTTGACATCAACACTAACTAATGCACATGTTTTATACTGTGGAAGGAATGGATGTAAACCTCCTCCTTTCATGAATGCAAATTTACATACACTAGGAACAGAAACAAAACCAACCTTAGTTTCTGCTTTATTGAAAGCGTTTACCACTTGTGGACCACCTGTTACTTTACCTCCTTGCTGTTTACCAGGAATACCAAACGAAGGATGTAAGCATAGTTTAAATGTCCTTACAATTTCAAAAATAATTTCTGCTTCTTGCTTGTTATTTGGAACCAATTTATATGTGAAGTCAATGGTTCTCATGTGAGGGTTTCTGTATAGCAGTTCAGTGTTTGGATTCATCACTACTCCTGCTGCTGATGAAAACAAATCATTTCTACTCATTTGTTCTCCAGTTGCACCTGCAATCTGATTCCTAATAAAATCAGCACCCATAACATCAGTAGATCTTCCTATTGCATTTCCTAGATTTTCAAACTGACCTTGTATTGCTCCAAATATATTACCATCTCTAATTGCCTGACCACCTCTGATCTTAGCAACAGCAGTGTTACTAAATGATTGATCAGACCATTCTGCACCATATGTAGATGATATATCAGGTGGAACATATAATACAACCTGATTCAATTGTGTATCAGTTCTTAGATTGGTTGATGATAAATTATACTCTTCAATACTTGCATTCTCACCAGTAGTTTGTCCTGTTAAGTTTCTGGGATTAAATGCACCTTGACCAGCAAAGGGTGGTTGATATCTAAAGAATTGGAATAGCATGTAATCTGTGCTTCCCAATATAGAATCGTTTGGATATCTTAGAGATGATTTATGAGCATCGTTTCTATCATCATCTCCTGTAATTGCTTTGGGTTGTACTTTAAATGAAATTTGATCTGGACCTATTAAATCATCCTTTTTTTCTCTTGCAAATTGTTTGAGATCAGCAACTACATCTTCTGCAAACTGACCAGCAGGACTATTTTCAATCCAATTGATCACACCTTCTAGATCATCATCTAGACCTAGTGCTTTAGCTGGACCTTTAACAAAACCTGGAAGTGCATCGAACCAATCGTTGCTAGATGTTCCAGATGTTACTTGATCAGTAGTAGTAGTGTCTGCTTCTAGTTGTTGTGCTACTGGTTGTGACATTATTTACTTTGACCCCTGATTTTATCATAGAAAGTATCATCAGTATCTTTCCATACGACTTTCTTATCTATAGGAAAGTTCATACCATTGATACTTCTCACAAATTCCTCAGTTGGTAGGAGGATAGCAGTATCCCACTCTGCTTGAGCAAGATCAATATATACTCCTTCCTGGACATGGTTATGTAGGTATTTATGGAAACATGCCTTGGGTATGTCAATTCTTCCTGCTAATAATTTTCTGGTGGCAATTATTCTCTTTTTTGGTGACAGATAGTGTAAATTTACTCCTGTGAATTCAGTACCTGATGATTTGAGAACATATACCAGTGGAAACTTATCATAGTAAGGCAACCATCTCATTTTTGCCTTATACTCAAACATATAGATATGTTTTTCTAATGTAGTGTTTCGTACTTCATTTTGTGTTTGAGTTACTTGTGTATTACCTGTGTTGGTAAAATTTTTGGTATACTTACCAGATTCTGATTTTACTGCTGATATATACCAGTTTATAGATTTCTTTTGCCCTGAACTCAGAGTTTTTATTCTCTGGAATAGAGTTTCGTACCCGTTTGGGGTTATGTTTGTGGTTCTAATCGCTGTAGAACCAAATCCTTGTGCCATTGTTTCATACTCCTAAATGATCCTCGGTTAATATCAAGAAGCTCATTTGCCTATCTTCACAATATTCACGAGCAGCAGACCATTTAGTTTGGTTTTTTGCGTATGTTAATACAGCATTACGATATGAGGCAGTTCTATTATTTTTTGCATTAGGTGGTTGTGTTTGCTTTTTGGGTTTTACTTCAATAATATATTTCGCAACACCTCCAGTTTTTTCACGAACCTTAATGTAAAAATCTGGATAGTATCTTCTTACTTTACCATCAGGTGCTCTGTATGGTATAATTACTTCTTCACTTCCCCACTGTAATATTGAAGGGTTATTGTCACAGAACACCATGAACTTTCGTTCCCATAGCGACCTATAAACAATATTTGTCGGGTTGCCACGGTAC